GCATTCCCAGGGCGCCCACCATTCCCGGATCTGTGAGCTACTCGCCATGACGGTCCTCCCGGTCGTAGGGTCTGAAGCCGTTTTCGGTCATGTAACGGCGGAGGGCCCGGGCGACGAAAGCGCCGACGACCAGGCCGAGACCGAGACCGAACCCGCCGAGACCGACCGCGATCATCGTCTCGAGGGCGGTCATCTTCTCAGGCGCCGGCGGGTACCGCCTTCGAGGAGACGGTTTCTGCGTTCCCGCAGGTGTTGCAGTAGGTGATGATCACCCGGATGAGCTGGCCGAACAGGTCGGCTTCGACGTATTCGACCTGTTCGAGCTCGGCTGACCGGCACCAGCGACACCGTTCCATACGGTGTAAGAGTACCGCTCAAGATCGCGAAATTCGTCACTGTTCCTCTTTGGCCTCGTCGGGTTTGGGCAGGGTTTTCCGGTCCCAGACGAGGATCCCGTCCTTCTTGTATCCGAGCCGGCCGGGTTCGAGGCCTCGTCCGCGGGAGGCCATGAGCTGGTCGGGGCTGATCCCCAGATGTTCGGCGGCCTCCTCGAGTGTGAGGGTGCTCTTCTGTCGTGGCTTCTTTTCTGCCATGGGTTCCTCCTAGGTGAGTTGGACCGCTTGGGCGTAGAGCAGGCTTCCGGTGAGGGGACTGGTAGCCGAGCTGCCGTTGTGTTTCATTTCGATTGTCACTGTGCGGGCTCCGGTAGTGGTCATGCCGGTGCGGAAGCCGATCAGGGCGTAACCGTCCACGTCCCCCGTGACCGGAAGGTTGACCGCGGTCTGGGCGGTGCCGTCAATGTTCATCCGGGCGTCATATGTTCCGGTGACTGGAGCGTTGGCCGTCCAGGTGGCGGAACAGAAGCAGGCCCATGAGCCCCAGTAGGTGGGGATGGTCAGCGAGACGGTTCCTTTGGCCACATATGAGGTGGTGGTCGTACCCGAGATGGCACCGGAGCCGGGTAGGACAACACCGCCACCGCCGGCCCCGGTACCGCCCAGAGGCACCCAGGCCGAACCGTTGTAGACGTAGACCAGGTTCACATCCTGGAGGTAGGACAGGTCCCCTTCCGTTGGGGTGGGATGTCCCGCGGTGCGTGCCGCGGCCGAGGCGTAGCGTTGAACTGTCCGGTCCCTGATCGCATTCCCCCATGAGGATTGGATCGGATTGCCGGATATCACATTGGCCTGTTCGGGCATTGCTCAGCTCCCTTCGAAGGTTTGGGCGTCGTCCAGTTGGAGGATCAGCACCCAGTCGTCGGCGGTGATCCGATGGTGTATCCCCATGACGTGGACTTCTTTCTCATAGGACCAGCCCCAGGCGGATTGGACGAGAATCGACAGCCGATCCCCGAACCGGGTGTCATAGAAGAGCCGCTGCCGGTCCTCCCCTTCAGCGGCTTCCACCGGAACGACGGTCACTTCTTCGATCCGTAGCCGCGACGTGCTGAACGCGTCGACGTAGCGGGCGGCGAGGATGGCAACATCAGCATCCTGATCGTTCTCCAGGTCGGTGCGCTGATACGACCGGATCCCGTGCTCGCCCTGGGATACGGTGTCTTCAGCCTCCTGGACGGTGCCGCCCACTTTGGCGAAACCGACATGGTTGATCACCCGGGCCGCCTCCCATGAGGCGACCACTCTCACCACGTGGCCGGCGTCGCGTTCGAAACCCTCCCATATGCCCGTATCCCAGACGGCGGTATCCCAGAGAGCGGCCCCGGCAGGTACGGGGAGCTCTGAATAGCCCAGATAGCCCTGGACGTTGACCGACCGGGTATCCGTGGTCAGCCAGTCCCGCGCTTTGAACACGGCCCGTCCCTCATTGTCCGTGTAGAAGGCACCCCCCTCCGCGTCGGCCGCCCGCTGGCATTCCTCGAGGACCGTCTCGGCCAGATAGGAGGTCTGCATGGTGTGCTCCCCGGTCTGAATATCCCGGTCTGCTACAGGCCAGCCGATACGGTCGAGGGCAGCTTCCACTCTTTCGTCAGTGGTCTGAACCCCGGTGGGAGTGTCCAACATGAGCGGGTTGACCGCGGCGAGCGTTGCCATATGGCCGACACATTCCAGGGTGGACGTGTTGGCATGCCCCGCGTCGTCGTAGGAGTCGAACACGGCGTCGATGATCCCCGTGGCCAGGGTCACTTTCGTACCGGTCGTTTCGTCGGGGATGACCACCACCCGGATACGGCGGCCGGGCCGGAACGGGAGCGGCCAGACTTCCACTCCGCTCTCCGCGGTGAAAGCCCCTGTCGTGTTGTCGACTACCACCCGTGCGGTGCCGGTTTCGAAGCGTTCCCCCCAGCGGGCTGTGCCGGCGTCGAGTTCGACTGAGAAGATGTAGGGGGTGATGTCCGCCCAGAAGTCATCGTCGGTCGCCCACAGTCCGGTATCCCACAGGGACGTATCCCAGACGGCCAGGGTGGATCCTTCCAGGCCGGTGTCGATCTCGACCCGAACGTCGATGGGACCGCCCAACCAGTGGAGGATCTGACCGGGCGGGGGAACGGTGAGGGTCATCAGTACCAGAGCTCGAGCAGGTCGTGTTCCCCGCCGCTACTGATGGTCTCGTCGACGAGGGTTATGTCTTCGACCATGATGAAGGCGGGGGCTGTCGTTCCGGCGTTCCATTCGTGGTTGCCGGTGCCGGTGATCCGGGCGTAGGACGCTTTGTAGGTGTGGCTGCCCGCGGAGGGGAGGCCGATCCAGGCGAAGTCGAAGCCCGATTCGCCGTTGATTCCCGAGAAGCGTTTTGTCGAAGCGGCTAGTTGGGTGGAACCTTCCCGGATGTAAGCCTGGCCTCGGTCGGTGGCCACAGACGATGTGGTCGTAGGCACATGGACACTGACCCGGATACGGCGGCTCGCCCCGACCGTGACCGCCACGGATAGGCCGGTGATGTCGGTGATGGTGGTGATCCCGGTCTGGTTGGCGGTTATCTCCGCATAGCCGAGAATGCCTACCGGCCCGATCGTCGTACTGCCTCCGCCGCCGGCGGCGGCTGGGACCGTGTAGACGTCGGGCAGGTCCCGTACCAGTTGGATGGTCCCGTTGGGTATGCGGATACCGCGGACGCCGGGATGGTCCGCTTTGACGAATTGGCGGGATGCGAGGTCGTCGGGGTCGAAGACGGCGCCGAGGGTGAAGCCGTCGAGGGTGGGATCGCCGATCCGTGCCAGGTCGTAGATGCCCTGTCTCATCGTGCTCTCACCGGTATCGCCCCGTTGGACCGTTGATACCGTTGGAGGGCTTCGACTACGGCACGTGATATGGCGTTCGGGTCGGCTCCCATTCCGGCGTTGACCGTGATGTTGAAGGTGGACGGTCCCGCCGTGGTGCCTGCAGGCAGGATGGTCTCGTTGTCGTGGAGGAGTGCCAGGCCTGATGCTCGTCCTGGGGGGGCGTGGAAGGTGCCGCCGGTTTGGAAGCTGGGAATGTTGGGGGTGTTGATGGTGAACCCGCCGACTTTGCCGCCCCAGGGAAGGGTGATCGACGGGAAGGTGATCTTGAAGTTGTTCCACTTGTCGATCACCCAGTTGAGGGCGGAACGGAAGGCGTCTTTGATCCCATCCCACATACCGGATACGGCGCGGCCTACCTTGCCGGGAAGCCCCGACAGGAAGTCGATGATCTTGTCCCAGGTCTCTCTGACGAAATCCCAGACCTTGCCGACACCCTCTTTGATCTTGTCCCAATGTTTGATGAGGATTCCGATCAGCGTCCAGTTCATGAAGAAGGAGACCAGCCAGTCGGCCACCGTTTTGATGGCGTTTTTGATCCCCTCCCATACGACAGACGCCACCTGTTTGATCTTCTCCCAGGTGGCTTTGAGGAAGGCGCTGATCTTGTCCCAGTTCTTGATGATGAGGACGACGAGGCCGATGACGGCGGCGGCGACGAGGATGATCGGCCCCATCGAGATGAGCCAGGCGGCAGCCACTTTGGCGGCATGAATGAGGGATTGGACGCCCATCATCGCCCAGGCGGCGATCTGTTTGCCCACGTTGGCGACGTGCAACGCGGTGGTTTTCGCCATTGTCTTGATGTTGTTGAGGAGACCGCTTTTGATGGCTTCGAGGGCGGGAGCGGCAGTGTTGGCGATACCACCGGCCAGGTCGGCCCAGCCCTGCAGGTAGGCGGATAGTCCTGCTTCGCCGGGGCCGGCCATGATGGCGGCGGTACCGTCGATCATGTCCCGTAACCCCATGATCCGGGTTTCGGCGGTGTCCGCCCCTTCCCCCAGTCCCGACCCGACCTTGTCGCCCGTCTCTTTGGCTTCGGTGGCGAGGTCCTGGAGGTTGCCTTCTGTCGTGTCGATCGCCTTGTCGACCTGTTTGAGCCCACCCTCCGCGCCGGACAGGGCCCCTTTCAGATCTGAGGCGTCACCGACGATTTTGACGGCGATGGTGTTACCGGCCACGTTGTGACTCTTTCACCAGCCGTTTGTGATGGTCGAGGAAGACGGTCAGCTCCCGGTTGGTCAGAGCCCACACATCGCGTGGTGTGAGCCCGTAGGTGGCGGCCAGTTCCGGCATCAGGTTTTCGACCCTCCGTTGGAGGCTGCCACTTTTGGGCTGTCGGGCATGGCCTCCTGCAGGCTGGCAAGGTCGAGGTCGAAACCGTCCAGTTCGATGTGGGGGTAGAGGGTCTTCAATTTGACGAAGATGACCGCCTGGATCACCCGCGGAGAGGTGAGGGTTTCGACGGCTTCTGAAGCCAGAGCGGCGAAGGTCTGCTCTCCCAGTATCTGTTCGAGGCGTACCGACTCTCTCATCGTCAGCGTGGACAGGTCGAGGTCGAGGGTGAGCTCTTCTGTCCCTTCCTCCTGGTCTACCTGGATGGTGATTTCGGCCATTAGCTGTCGACCCAGTCAGCGTCGATGGCGTCGAGGAGGGCACGCTCATAGTCGGCGGGTACATCGCCGGCGTCGGCGAGGGCGTCGGTGAGGAACGGTTGGCCTCTGTAGCTGCCCGGGTATCCGCCGTAGTGGACGACCACCGCGTAGGGCAGTCTTTCTCCGGCTTCTATCAGGGCGTCTTCGGGGCCGGCGGTGACCATGATCGAATCGGCGAGGCGTCCGCTGCGACGGGGGGCGCGGGCGCGGGCCCGGGCGGCGATGGGTTGGGCGAGCTCGTCGCCTATCCGTGTGGTGATCTGGTCGAGGTCCCGGGCGAGTCCGGTCAGATTGCGGGCTAGCTGATCGGCCCCTTCCACAATGATTTCAGGGCTGCCCATCTCACTCAGGGGGT